GCTCAACGCCTTGGTGATGCCGTCGGTCGTCGCCTTCTTGAAGGCCTCGTCGTCCGGATTGCCCTTGGACGACAGCAGCTGGTTCATGCCGATCACTGGGCCGCACTCGTACATCCGGTCAACTCCGTTGACCGGCATGCGATACCACAGCGTCACCTTGCACTTGGCGAAGTGGACCTGGCCGTTGGGACCGTCGACCGACACGGTCTCCTCCTCGAGCTTCCAGCCCCAGCCGACGCCGATCGGCCCCCAGGTCTCGGTCGCCCGCTTGATCTGGTAGTAGGCGTCGATCGCGGTGAAGCGCCGGCCCACCGTGACCGGCTTAGTGTGCGCCGGATCGGTCGCCTCGTTGAGCCGCCACAGCCGCAGGTTCCGATCACTGCGCGCCTCGGCCTCGTCGATCGGGTTCAGCGCCTCGGCCTGGTCGACAACTGCCGCCAGTTCACCCATCTTGCTCATCGTCTACTCCTTCAACCTGTAGGTACGGATCACCCGCGCATGGGCACTGGGACGCATCGAGGCTTTCCACCCGGTCTGTACGAACAGTCCGCCCCGGAATACCGGCCCCATGACGCTGGGGTGGACGTCGGCCGGCGGCGGGCAGAGCAGCCAGACGTCGTCGCTGCACACGACACACTGATCATCGAAACGTCGGCGTTCACCATAGAGCTCGATCATTCGGCGACGTGCCCGGTCGATCCAATCGCTCTCTACATGCTCAAAGCGGAGAAGCGCTTTATCGCGGAGTTCAACGCCCGATTTGGCCTTCTGGAATAGGTCGGGCTGCTTCATCGCCCATGCCTGTCGTGCTTGTGCACATCGTCAAGGAAGCGCAGCCAGGCCGTGAAGCCGATCAGCAGGGCGCACACAATGACGGCGATGGCACCGCCTGCCAGCCACGGAATCATCATGCTGCCTTCTCCTTCTTCGGTCGCTTGAGCGGGCGCGGCGGGAAGGCCAGCGAATGGCGGATGGCGCCGCGGCTGTCGGGCTTGAAGGTGACGCCGAAGCCCTCAAGGTTGCGCCACGTCAGCGAGCCGCAGTCGGCGTACTGCCTGTCCTTCTTGATCAGCGTCTTCATTTCCTCGAGCGCGTCGGCGTAGATCACCGCCTGCGCCATGTTGTCCATGATGGCTTCGCAGAGCGGCGCCACCCGGTTGTCGCCGACCTGCCAGACGTGGTCGCGCTTGCGCTCGACATGCAGCGTGGCGATCTCGTCGACCATCGAATCGGGCATCCTGCCGGTGCGCAGGAAGGCTTTGAACTCCATCGCCTTCATCAGGTACTGGTCAACCAGCTTCTCGTCGAGCTGCACCTCCATGTGCACGAAGCGGGTGTAGTGGCCGAACAGCACGGCGAGCCACATGCGCCGGGTATTGCTGCAGATCATCTCGTGAGTGAGCTGCGCCTTGTAGGTCTCGGCCAGCTTGAGGATGTCCTGATCGCCGCTATGAAATTTACATTGAACGACGAGGCGATCCTGCGCCGTGATGCCGTCGGGCGTGAAGGCCAGGATGGGGTCGTCCTTCCAGACCATGTGCGGCGTGTTGAGGCCGAGCGGCACCTTGCGGTTGAACTCGCGCAGGATCAGCGGCTCGACCGCCTGGCCGACATCCATCAGGAGCTGGTGCGCCGCCGCGAAGGTCGGCCGCACGTCGTTGATCTTCTCCTCGTAGAGCGCCCGCCACGCCTTGGCGTCGCCCTCGAGCACCGTCTTGGCATCCGAGCCGCCGATGTACTTCCGGCGGTTCTGCAGTTCCGCTTCCGTCAATGCCATCAATTCCTCCTGCTGGACCGCTAGACTACTCTGTGGCTTGTCTGTTTTCGCAAGTGCATGGACATATGTCCAGTGTTACAAGGAGCCATCCATGAGTGCCGTCGAGAGCAAGATCCAGACCCTGATCGCCCGGCGCAATGCCCTCGATCTCAGCCAGCGCGACCTCGACAAGATGATAGGCGTGAGCGAGTGCATGGTCGCCAAGTGGGAAGCCGGGCACAGGAGCCCGACCGCCGAATCGCTCGAGCGCTGGGCCGCCGCCCTCAGCCTGCGCCTCGAGCTGGTGCCGGCTGGGACGAAAAAGAGAAAGAAAGTTGCATGATCATCATGGCCATCGACCCCGGTCTGAAAGGCGGCATCGCCGTCACCACCGACTGGCACGACTTCAAGGCGTGGCCGATGCCGGTACGGCGCTTCGGCTACGGCACCGACCGGCGCGGCCGCGGCAAGGTGATCAACCATGTCGATGTCGTCACCCTGCACTGGCTCGCCACCATGACCCAGGCCGAGGAGGTCGTGGTCGAGCAGCAGACCAACATGCCCGGCCAGGGCGCCCCCTCGGGCGCCACCACCTTCGCCAACTACGGGCTGATCCTGTCGCTCCGCCTGCTGCTGCCGGTCCATGTCGTCCACCCGGCGACCTGGAAGGCGAAGCTGTCTGTGCCGGCCGACAAGGAGGAAGCCACGCAGAGGTGTCGCGAGCTGATGGGGCCTCAGTCACCCGACTGCGACGGGCCGGCCGAAGCCCTGATGCTGGCCCATTACTGGAGACTGGTGAGGCTGGATGACACAGGGACAGATCAGGCAGAGCTTCGACGGGCTCGCGCCCTCGGAAAAGCGAAGGCTGTACGACGTGGCCTTTGGGCGGGCACGGCAGGTCCTGCAGGCGCCCCAGGTGCAGTGGCTGAGCCTCGAGCCGACCGACTGGATCCTGCGCGAGGTGGCGGCTGAGTGCGAGTTCCGGCTGACCGGCTGCAGCCGCCAGGAGGCCAGCGAGGCGCTCGACCTCACCGTCCAGATGATGCGCTGCACCCGGCCCAGCGAGTTCGTCTGGGCGGGCTATCTCAACATCATGACGATGTTTGCCCGCGAGCTGCTGATGCCCTCGATCCGGGTGGCGATCGCCAACGAGCGCTACCACGTGCTGCCCACGGTGGGCGCCCTGGTCCACCACGCCAAGGTCGAGACCGAGCTCCGGCGTGACAAGGTGCTGATGCTGAAGCGGGCGATCACCCGCCTCGAGCTGCGGCAGTTCTACGACGACAAGGCGGGCGAGCGCAGCCGGGCTAGTCGAGTCCGGGGATCGGCTGCGTCTCCGGCACCGGCGGGCCTGAATGGCTCTGCACCAAAGCCTTAGCATAGCTCATGTAGAACTTGACCACGTCGGCCGCAGTCAGCGGCCGGCTGCCGTTCTGGAAAACCTGCACCCAGTCGGCAAACTCCCGCGTCGCCATCAGGATGGTGGCGGCGTCGTGCATCGCCAGGCCCTGCATCAGGGCCGAGTGCGCACGGCTGGTGATCTCGGCCGACAGCCGATCGAGGGGGTTGCCCTCGTTCACTTGATGAGGCCGAGCTTGAAGGCCTTGGGGGTGGTGGCGGCCACGACACAATCTTTCACGTGATCCCCCTTCTTTTTGGCGGTCTTGCCGGCTTCCTTGTCGCCCGAGCGCCGACGGTAGTCGATCAGCTGGTCGGTGCGCCAGCGCTTGAAGAAGTCCTCGCCGGGCACCAGCCAGTCGGTCTTGTTGAGCTCCATCGGGTTGGGCTTGAGCGCCTGGCCGGGCTGCGGCGAATAGATCATCGAGGCCACGGCCAGCCGGTAGACCTCGTCACGCGCCCGCTTGGGCATCGCCGCATAGGCCTCGAAGCTGAGCTTCTTGGGCTCGATCTGGGCGATCGCCTCGAGTTCGGGACCGTTGACCATCTGCTCGGCCGGGTACTGCTCGTTGAGCCGCGTCCACCGGCTGATCGTGCCGTTGTGGGCGTAGGCAGCACCGCCGGTGGTCCAGCCCCGCGGCCCGAACTGCTGCTCGACCACGAGGTACTGGGCCAGGAGCTCGTCGCCCTCGATCACCTTGGCGTAGAGTGCCGAGGCGGCCAGGGCATTGAGGATCTCCTGCTGCGCCGCCGTCCACTCCGTCGCCTTCATCGGCTTCGGTTCCTCGACCGTGGTGTCGGACGCCGCGCCGTTCTTGGCCGCCTTCACCTTGCCCTTCTCGACCGTCTTGCGCAGGATCATGTTGGGGTGGACGTCGATGTGGCCGTGGTGATCAGCCTTCAGGAATACCGCCAGCTTGGCGCGCTGCTCGGCCGTCCGAACCTTGCCGTCGAACTCCACGTAGCTGTTGAGCGTCTGCCAGTCGTCACGGGCCAGCACCTGCACCTTGTCGTAGCCGAGCTGCTTGTACTTCTCGATCTCGTCGGCCGCCCACGCATCCTGCAGCTCCGCGAACTTCTTGGCGTCGAGCAGCCATACCCCGCCCAGCGGGTCGCTTTCGTCGGCGAACAGATCCCGCTGGATCGACTTTTCCGGGTAGAGGGACAGCTCGAAGTTGGCGACCTTGGCCGAGATCTTCTTCTCGGTCATGGCGGCGTGGACCTGGCCCTGGTTGACATCGAGCTTCTTGTGCCGCTTCAGGAACGCGTTCTGCTGATCGGCCGAGCCCAGCGTGAAGATCATCGCCGTACCGAGGCCGATCGTGCCGTCACGAAATGCCTTTTTGACCTCGGGTACAAGCTGCGCAAGCTTGACGCGCTGCTCCAGCCACTTGAGGTCCTGCCCAAAGCGCAGGGCGATCGCCTCTTTGTCCTCGCCCTTTTTGCTGAGCGCCAGGATCGCCTCGCACTCGTCGAGCGGGTGCATCGGCGTCCGCAGGTTGGCGTGCAGTGAGACCTCGAGGCCCTCGACGTCGCTCGCGCCGTTGCTGCGCACGATGCACGGCACGGTGTCGGGCGCGCCGGCCAGCAGGCCCTGCCTGATGCACTCGCGCACCGCCAGCAGGCGCTGCGCCCCGTCGATGACGTCCCACTTGCCGCCCTCGACGGCATCGACGGTCAGCGGGTAGAGCAGGCCGACGCTGGCGATCGAGGCGACCAGCGCCTTGTCGACGCTGTGATCCTTGCGCGCATTTGTCTTGGTGATCACCAGATCGTCGATGTGGATGTATTTCGTCTCTGCCATTGTTTTTCCTCCGTTACGGACAAATGTCCTCAGCGTGGCTATCGGGCGTCCTGCACCCACTGCTCCTCGCGTCCGATCTGGACCCTCATGAAGCTCTCCTCGCCGAGGTCGAGGATCTCCTGCAGCCGCTCGGCCACCATCAGGGCGGTCGCCTCCTCGTTCTCGTAGGCCTCCTCGTAGATCACCTTTTCGAAGGTCGCGAGATCGAGGCCAAGCAGCTCGGCCACCGCCTCGGTGGCGTGCTGGGACTTGTAGCGGTCGGGTCCCTTGAGGTAGGGCCGGAAGCGCAGCTCCGATTCGTCCAGCACCTCGGGCTGGATGACGTGCTTGGGATTCTCCGTGAACGGGAGCGGGTTCTGGGTGAAGCCCAGATGCAGGCCCCACTGCGCGTACCACTGCTGATGAACCGCCCAGCCCATGACACAGCCCGAGAAGCCACAGCTCTGGTCCTCGGGCTGGTCAAGCTCGTGAGTCTCCAGGCCGTTGGCCCAGAAGCCCAGGTCGAAATGGTCGCGCAGCGCCTCGTCGTTGGCGATCGTGAGCAGGCGCTCGATGGTGAACTCGATGACTTCCCTGTTCATGGTCCCTCCTTTTTTTTGCAACATCCAGAACAAAAGTCCGCGGCGTGGCTTTCTGTCCAGCATCCGCTATGGTCCGGCCAGGAGGACTGCCCATGAAAGCCCTGCTCGCCGCCCTCGCCCTGCTCGCCCTCGCCTCGCCGGTGCTGGCCCAGCAGAAGCCGCCGGCCGCCCCCAACCGCCCGGCCCGGCCGCAGATGGCGCCCAAAGCCACGGCGACGACGCCGATCAGGTTCGGCCTCAACGGCCATGACGGCCGGACCTACTACCCGCTGGCCCAGGTTGAGCAGCGCATGCAGTGGATGCAGCAGAACAAGCTCACGGTGTGGCGCACCGACGTCGGCACGACCAGCTTCGACATTCTCGACAAGCTGGTGCCGCTGGCGAAGAAGTACGGCGTCACCGTGCGGCCGATGCTCTACCCCGGCACGCAGGAGCAGACCTACGCGATCGCCAAGAAGTACAAGGACGACATCAAGATCTGGGAGATCGGCAACGAGCAGGACGCGCCCAAGGCAGGCGCTCAGGACCGCATCAACGCCATGCTGCCCAGCGTGAAGGGCGTCGAGCAGGCCGAGGCCGAGCTGCATGCCGGGCTGAAGACCTCGATCAACATCATGTCGTGCAACAACGAAGCCGGCAGCGGCAGCCAGTGCGAGGGCCAGGCCGACGGCGACGTGTGGTTCCTCGACATGGCCAAGGCCTCGGGCTGGAACTTCAACTACGTCACCTTCCACTACTACCCGCGCCAGTTCGAGCCAGGCTACTGGATGGACAAGTACCTCGGGCAGATGCGGTCGGCCTCGAAGAAGTTCGGCGTGCCGATCTTCCTGAACGAGACCAACTGCGGCGAGATCTACGACGGCAACACCGACGGCGGCGGTCCCTGCACGACCTCGCTCAAGCAGCTGCTCGACGAGGTCGTCGCCCGCTATGCCGACGTCGTGCAGGAGGTCGTGGTCTACGAAATGCTCGACCAGCCCGACATGGCCGGCGTCGAGCGCCACTTCGGGGTGTGCTTCGAGCTCAACCGCTGCAAGCCGACGGCGACCACGGTGGCGCAGTTCGGCGCCATGACGGCCGGCAGCACCGAGCCGCCGGTCACGCCGCCGGTCACGCCGCCGCCGGGAACCTACTCGGGCACGTTCACCGGATCGTTCACCGGCACGTTCACCCCCGCTAGGTGAGGCTAATCACTTCTGCCGCGCCCGTCGTTCGGCACAGCGCCGCAGGTAGTCCTGCACCAGGGCATCGCTCTCGCCGCCTGCCGCCTCGCCCTTGCGGGGCTTGGGCAGTTTCTTAGGCGGCATGTAGCGGCCGCACCAGGCGCCCGCCCCGAAGTTCATGCCGCCGCCCGTGCGGTAGTTCCTGGCGCGGGCGCTGTCGGAGTACCAGACGCTGTGGCCTCCGAGATAGCTGTTGCGCCCCATCACAAGGCCGGCGCCCGCGGCCGCACGCCGACCAGCCTGGGCCGCTTCTTGCCCGTAGTCACCTTGGCCCGCGTGCGCTTGTCGTTGCCGCCGCCGCGGTTGGGCTTGCGCTTGTCGGAACCCAGGCGCTGGCTGGCCGACGGCGGGTGCAGCACGTACTCGCCCTCCATGAACTTGCGCGGGGCGCCACGGTCGAAAGCCACGGTGGCTTCGCGCAGCCGGTTGGGCGTCTGGTAGCGCACCACCTTGTCGGGATACTCGACGAGGATCTTGGAGCGGTAGACGCGCACCGACAAAGCATGCTCCTGGCGGGTCAGCGCCCGCGCCGCGGCACAGTTGCTGGGATCGCCCTTGGTGGCATTGCGCAGGTCGGGCTTCTTGACGTCGATCACCAGGGTATCGTCGGCGTCGACGATCGGCTTGCCGCTCTCGGTCTTGCGCGGCGGCACTTCACGACGGTCGTGTTTGGTCATGGGTCGTCCCTTCTGTCAGTTGGTAGTTTTCATGATGACCCCCGTCGTTGTGTAGCCTGCCACTGGACATAAGTCCGCGCAAGCTTCCTTATTGGACCCCGGCATGAAGCAGGCGGATGGCGGTGCCGACCAGCACGGCAACCAGCCCGATGATGAGCGGCAGGGCGTGCCAGAGGATCAGCCCCAGCACGATCCCCCAGGCGATCTTCCACATCAGCCGACGCGCTCGAGGCCCTTCCAGAGCTCGCCCTCGATCAGCTCGCCGACCCGCTTCTGGCGGTCGGCCTTGGTCTTGGGCGGGATGCTATGGGTCGCCCAGCGCGTCATCAGGTTATAGGCGTCCCACAGCGTGCGGCCGTCGTGGCGGGCGTACTCGGCCGTCATGGCGTCGACCAGCGTGTTGTTGGACTGCGGCAGGTCGTTCACGAGCTCGCTGAACTCGATCATCTTGAGGTCGATGTGCGGCCACACCTGCAGCCGGTTCATCTCCTCGACGAAGCGCTGCGCCGAGCTGGTCAGGCGGTCGGCGGCGTCGCTGATCTTCGCCTCCATGTCGCCGACGTGCTTGAAGCCGATGGTGTCGATCTCCTTGCCTGACACCGATTCGTTGGCGCACACGAAGTCGAAGCCGCCGGCCATGCCGCGGAACTTCGAGCTGCCGTCGTAGCTGTCGAACATCAGGATGCGCAGCGCCACCGAGCGCTCACCGTGGTAGCGCGAATCGAACTTCACCATGTGGGCGGGGAACAGGTACTGGCGGAAGATGCGCGCCCCGTTGTTGGTGAGGTCGGTGCCGATCCGCATGCCGGTGGGATCGAGCGAGGAGAGGCTGATCGCCTTCTCGAAGGCGTCGAAGTGAACCTGATAGGGCACCAGGCTGTACTTGTCGGAATGCACCGCCAGGGTGTCGCCGGTGTCGCTGCGCACCACCGCCTTGTGGCCGGGGATCTTGCGGCCCTGCCTGTCGTAGATGCCGTTCAGCAGCACCTCGAACTCGATCGGCTTGGCGTGGTTGGCCGGGATGAACCCGTATTTATCCATCACCTCGTCGTACATTGCGTTGTCCCTTCCATCCCGGAGGCGGCGGGGTGCCCACCACGGGCACCAGCACCTTGCGCTCCTGTCCATCCCGTGCGTCACGGAACCGCACTACCCACATCGTGGCTAATCGCTGCACGGCGATGCGCCCTGTCGAATAGGCATCACTGTCGGGCGACCAGTTGAGCAGCCAGCGCTCCATCGCCGTGCGGCTGTCGCTGTCGTCCATGACGTAGCGGCACTCCGCTTCAGGCGGCGGGCTCGTCCTCGTCAGGCGCAACCGTCTTCCACTCGTCATCGGTGATCCCGGTCTTCAGGAACTCGCGGTCGCTGTCGGAGAGGCTGGGCAGGGCATGCTGGATCAGCTTGCCGCCGCGCTCGTAGTCGTACCATTCGCTGAGCGGCGCGGTGAGCCGCAGGGTGCGGGTCTTGCCGCTCAGGATCGAGGTCCGGGTGATGTCGCGGGTCGTGCCCTGGCCGTGCGTCAGAGGATCGAGCTCGGGCGCCTCGACGATCTCGATCGTAAGCGCCGTCAGTGGCCGGTTGGGCTTGCCGTCGGGCCTGAGCGGCAGCACGGTCGACTGGGTACGCCACAGCTCGAGCGCCGCCCTGGTGTCGGCAAAGCGCATGGCGCGCTGCGGGTCGGAGGTGAACGCCATGTCGCCGATCCCGGCATTGGCGTCGAAGTCGGCCGAGTGCAGGTAGGTGCCGGCCCAGTTGCCCGGCCGGCCGTCGGCCATCGCCACGACTTTCATCAGTTTCATGAGATTGTCTCCAGCATTGAACGCAGGCGAAACACGAGGCTCTCCACTGGCGGCCGGATCTCGTATGACGACCCGGCGGGGTAGAACAGCCGGTTGATGTCCCACTGGCGCATCTGCAGGTAGAGCATCGCCGCGGTCTCGCCGAAGGCCTCGCTGGTCGCTGTCTGGTAGTGCAGCGTCCAGTGGATCCAGTCGCTGCTCGGATGGTCCTCGAGCAGCACCTCGGCCAGCATCGGCGACTTGATCTGCTCGAGGTAGCGGATCGGCACGAGGCTGATCACGTGGCTTGTTCCCGACCTCGCGAAGTGACCCAGGACGCAGCCCACCGGGGCGCGATCCTCGTCGGTGCGATGGGTCGCCATGTAGGTGGCGAGGTTGAGCTGGCCCGGCGCCAGGCGCGAGCCTTCGAGCCACGACGTGATCGACTGCAGGCGCGGCAGGTTGGCTTGCATCTTCCTGGGCAGCATTGGCCTTCTCCACAAAAGGCGGGAAAGCAGCCCCCGGCCCGGCTGCTCCCAGTACCCGCCGTGACCTGGGGGGCTGCGGCGGTGAACCCGCCCGTGGGCCGTTGGCCTGTGGAGACCATGCCGGGCACGGACGGGCGTTCACATTGTCACGGAACGAGCTGGCGGCGTACCAGGCGCAGGGCGGTCCAGAACTGCACGGCCTCGCGCACCCAGCGCAGGCCAGACACGACCTCGAGGACACGGCGGTGCAGGCGGCGCAGCGGCTGCTCGAAGATGCCGATCACCCAGGTCAGCAGCATGTAGAGCATGATGCAGAGCGCCAGCCGCTCGGCGATGAAGACGACGAAGGCGACGATCGCGGTGATGAGTTCCACTGGAACCTCCTGAAAGGATTGAGAAAAGCAGTGGGGGGCAGCAGCTGCCGCCCCCCGTCACCGCCTAGAACGGCGGCAGCTCGTCGTCGCCGGTGCGCGGCGGCGGCTCACCCGCTGCCATGCCCGCCGGCTTGATCTCGCCGGTCTCCGGGTCGTGCCCGTTGGCGTGCGCCTTCTCGCCGTTGGGCTTGCCGCCCAGCATGCGGATCGTGCTCTGCGGCCCGAGCTTGATCTCGAAGGCCTTGCGCTGGTTGCCGTCGCGGTCGATGTACGGCCGGATCACCGGCTCGCCCGACACGAAGACCAGCTGGCCCTGCCGCAGGTGCGGCTGGATCAGCGCCGTCACCAGCCCGCGCTCGCCGGTCTGGTAGGCGACGAGGTCGAACCACATCACCTTGTTGACGGTGAGGCCTTCCTTGTCCTTGTAGGACTCGTTGCAGGCCACGCTCATGTTGGCGGCCCACCCGCCGTTCGACATCTGGCGGATCACCGGATCCTTGCCGAGATGGCCGATCACCTGAATGTTCTTGAACATCGCTCACTCCTTCGCCCCTTGCCGGGCGCTCACTGCGGATCGGGATGACCCGCTTCTCAAAAACTCCCTGTGGCTAGGGCCGCGGAGCGGCCACCGGCCTCTGCAGCCGCTCGATCTCGGCCTCCTGCTCGGGGTCGTAGGTCAGCAGCTCGGCCCGATGCGCCTCGTCGAAGCCCATGCGGCGCAGCAGCTCGTTGATGGCATCGCTCATCTGCGGCGACTCGACGCTGGTGCCGTAGTAGCCCGAGACATCGAAGCTGAAGCGCAGCTTGGCATCGACCTTGTCGGCCGAGCCCTCGACGATCAGCTTCAGGGTGAAGCGGTTCTCGATGCCGTGCATCATCAGCACGTCGCGGATGAACGCGGTGGCCTGCACGATCTCCTCGCGCAGCTTCTTCTGGTCGAAATACGACATTTCTTTCTCTCCACTGTTTCACGTGAAACGGACTCTGTGGCTCACCAGTCCTTGACCTCGCGCACGATCCTGATGGTCGGTTTGTGCACCGATGCGCCGACGATCGCCTCGACGTAGATCGTCGTGCGGCCGGTCAGCCGAGCCACGATGTCGCGATGGCGCTTGGGATCGTGGCTCGAGGTCACGAACACCCAGCGCTTCCTGTCCTTGGTCATGCCGGTGATGACGTCCGGGTAGATCCGGTCGCGCTGGAAACGCCAGACCTCGAGCGCCTTGGCGGTCTTGCGCGACGTCTTCATCAGCGCAGCAGGCCGCCCAGTATCCAGCCGATCGCCGCCGCCGCCGCCAGCAAAGAGATCCATTCGAGCATCGGATGATCGGACACGCTGCTTGCTCCCTGGCTTGAGGCTGATCATCCCTTCCCCTTTCCCTCGGAGCGCGCCCTTGGCGCGCAAGACGGGCGAGGAGCGCGACGGCGCGGGGGCCAGGGTTTACCCTGGCGTCAGTCACCCTGGCGTCAGGCCCCTCTGCTTGACATATGTACGCGGTGGTGGGAAGTGGGGGACAGGCCGGACACACGGAACCTGCCCCCACCCCAGCCGGTGCGGCAGGCGCGGAGGGAGACAGCCCCCGCGCCATACACAACCCACCGGCCCTGCCGCATTCCCGGCCGTGCTGGATGTCTTCCAGCCCCGGCTGTCTCGGCGAGGCGACCCTCGTCGCCCGCTGCTGCGCCAGACCTTCAATCCCACGACAACGTTGTGGCTCTACTCGATGACGAAGCCGTCACCGTTGCCCTGACGGTGCACGCCGTCGCCCGTCCACTCGTCGTCGCCGCCCCATTCGGTGCCCTCGGGCGCGTCATAGGCGACGGCGTCGATCTCGACGGCGTCCTCGTCGGCCGCGTCGGCGCCCTGCAGGCGCGGCTCGTAGCGCGACTCCTTCTCGACCCAGCGGGCGTACTCCGCTGGCGTCATGTTCTCGATGACCATCGAGAGCGACGAGCGCCTGCGGTTCTTCTCCTTCCAGCGCCGCGCACTGCGCTCGGCGCGGGCCTTGATGCCCTCGTAGGCGCCCCAGCTGCGGCCGGTGCCCTTCTCGTAGGTCCGCACGATCTCGTCGCGCTCCAGCCGGTAGGCGTAGAACATCAGCTCGAAGTGGCGCTCCTGCGTGCGATAGCCGGACTGCTGCCACTCGAGGCGCTCGAGCTGCTGGCGCGGGATCTCGTCGCCCATGCTCTGGCGAGCGAGGGCGTTGATCTCCTTCGCTGTCTGGCGCAGGCGCTCCTGCACGTTGAACAGGAGCTTCTCGGCCCCGAACAGCAGCTGGTCGGCGATCTTGGGACCGGCGATCTCGAGCGAGCCGTCCCAGTCGGCACCCTCGCACGCCATGCGGGCGACGGTGCGGTAGTGGTTGACCTTGTCGGTGCGCTCGGCCGCGGTCAGCCCGAGGACGATCGGATCGAGCTTGCGGCGGAACTGCTGGGGCGTGAAGCGCACCGGCTTGGCGTTGCGCCGCTTGACCGGCGTGGCGGGCAGCTCGCTCGCCGTCAGGGTGCGCGGCACCGGCAGGGCCGGGTCGAGCACCTTCTCGGGCATGTCGGGCTCGATCTCGTCCTCGAAGCGGACCTCGGCACGGCGCAGCCGGGCGCGGTCCTGCTCGGCCTTGGTCATCATGGCGATCGCCTGCATGGCGAGCCACGCGGGCGACCGGCTGATCTGGCTGCCCAGCACGCCGGGATGGAACGGCGTCGGGACGGAGAGCCAGTCGGTGGCCGGAGGGTTCTCGAAGTACGCATCAAGCATCTTCTGTTCGATCAGGTTCACGGTAAGTCTCCACAGTTAGAACGGTTGAACACGGTGTGGCTCACGCCGGGCGGAGCCCGGCGCTTCTCGGTTCGATCACGGGTAGTGACACTTGAGCACGGCATACTCGGTGGTGGCCTGCCGCAGGCAGTCCTCCATCTGGTCGATGTGCTCGTGCCAGGCGATATGCGTCTTGTGCAGCAGGTCGCCGATCGTCCAGCCGATCGCGACAGCGATCAGCAAGGCGAACAGCGGTGAGCGAAGCGCGCTCATGGATGCCTGCCCATGCACTGAGCAATCACCAGATTGCGGATGGTCTCGCCTTCGAAGTGCCAGCCTTCGGTCAGGCAGTACTGCGCCCGCGTCGGCTCGGCGCGGGCGTGCAGGAAGGTGAGCGGGCCGATCAGCAGCCCGATCACCATGCCCGTCAGGGCAAGCAGGTTGCTCACCACAGGGCCTCCTCGGCCATGCGCAGCAGCACGTCGCCATGGCAAGGCAGCGGTGCGCACCAGCACACCAGATCCTTGCCACGCAGCTCAGACAGGGCTTTCAGCAGGTCGGGGCGCGTGCGCAGCCGCGCCTCATAGCGGGCGATCACGCTTGCGCGATCGCCATGCTGACCGATCACGAAGGGATTTCCCCATTTCGTGCGACGGTCGATCCTGACCGCACCCGCCGGATAGCGGGTGCGCAGGTTGTAGACGCGGGCCATCAGTAGAGGTCCAGCTTGCGGTCGGTGCCCGACGCGCAGGCCTCTTTCAGCACGGCGGCTGGCACGTCCTCGTGCCACTCGCCCTGCATCATCACGCCCTTCGGCTCAGGTTCGGGCTTCGGGGCGGGCCGCAGGTCGATCACCCGCACCCCGGCCTTCTTGGCCATGCCAACCATCATCGCCGTGCCCACCCCACCGGGGAAGGCGACGACGAGGTCGGGCTGGCCAAGCTTCAGCATGAGCTGGTTGCGGATCGCACCGGCCTTCTTGCCGTAGAGCCGCCACTTGGCGGGCACGCGCAGGCACGGCACGTCGTTCTCGGCCGCCCACAGGCCGGCGAAGGTGTCGGCACCCTTGGCCGCGCCGTGCACGATCATGCGGATCTTGGCACGGTTGAAGTTCAGCACGTGGAACACACGCGCCTTGTCGGCATAGTCACGCCCGCCACAGACGAGCACAGTCATCAGGTCAGTCATCACAGTCTCCACAGTTCACGGGATTGAAGTTAGCGGTTAGTATCGAACCAGTAGCGAACGAGCGGCCGGACGCACTGCATCCAGCCGCGGCGGGTCAGGACGCGGCCCGGGCAAATGCCCTTGGCCGCGTCGATGCGATTGATCCTGAGGCGGTCCTGGTAGACGCACTCGAGGTAGATCGCGAAGGCGAGGTTAGCCATTGAACGGCACCACCACGCTCAAGTGGCTGCGCCGACGACGGGCGAACCAGCCACGCAGGCTGGCCCGGAAGACACAGGCCTTGCGGCCGATGCCGAGCGCGGCGTCGATCGCCAGCACGCAGACGGTGCCGACGGCGAGCCAGAACGCAGCCCACAGCATGAGGCTCAGGATGGTCGACAGGCCAAAGCCCGAGACCACGCCGAGGATGAACGACACGCCGGATACGAGATAAATCATGGGATTCTCCACAGTTACGGATGGATGGATTGAGGCTTGTGACATCGGATCGCTCGGACTGCGCGTCATCGCGCAGCCGTCATGGCGGTGCTGGTTAGTGTGATCTTCGGCTGCCTTTGGGACCCAATGCCCGAACCGAGCATCATGGGTCTTTCTTTCGGAAAGCCGTTCCCCAAGAGGGGAGGTTCGGACCTACCTTGCCTGTGGGTCCCCTAGGCCATGCCTATCGTTCGGGTCCGTTCTCAGCGAGGTCCTTTGTTCTCGGCGTAGGTCGTAAGGGTTTGTATGGCGCCTTGCCGTTGAGGGGCCCGAGGGCGTCGTGATGGCAGGATCAAGCGAGCGGATGCTGCAGCCTTGCCCCGAAGGGGTCGCGTAGCGAGCTGCGGCATCCGGTTGCTTGAAGCAGCGCGCAGCCATTCGGCAGAGCAACCCAACAGCCGGCGACCTCGCCATCGCATCCACGCTGCGCTGTGGTCCTGACAGCGCGATGCCCTCTCTTGGCCCCGTGCGGCAAGGCGACATGCAAACCCGGCCTGCGCGGACAAAGGATCTCGCTGAGAGCGGAGCCGAAAGGCAATGGTCTCGGGGAACCGCGGGCAAGGTAGGGCCGAACTCGCGGGGACGGCGTTCTTCAGGGTCGGCGGCGCTTTAGCGCCGGCGATCAACCATGCACAATGCACTCCGACGAGCGGAGCGAGCACTCACCATCGTTCTTAAGCACTTGCCTGTGGACAATGAACTGGTGCTAAATGATACAGGCGCTCATGTCTTTGCAGAAAAGCACAAAGCCTCAGAGAGCCAAGGCCAACAGAATGCCGATGGGCAAGCACACTCCCCTCGTCAAGCACGAGCGGATGCTGAAAGCAGCCCTCACACTGCGCGATCAAATGGCCGACTGCACGCTCAGCGACCAAGCCATCGCCCTGATCACGCTCAGATTGAATACGGGGAAGTCGGTGCCCAAACTTGCTGGCGGGCTGGGTATCCCCGTGCACAATGCTTACCTCATGCTGCGCTCACCCCAAGCACAGCACCTCATCGGCGAGATCGCCAGAGCCACCCTCGGGGAGGCCGCCGTGGCGGCCGCTCACACAATGCGACGCATCATGGACAGCAAGGACCATGCGCTGGCCTATCGGGCGGCCGAGCACATGATGGAACGCGCAGGCCTCGGGCTCAGTCAGCGCACCACACCCGATGGTAGCACGAAGACTGTGTTCAGCTTCGCCTTCGGACAGCCAGCCACAGATGTGGCTCCTGCCCATAAGGGCGCGCAGATGGGACCCACCTCTCCAGACCACCACGCGGAGGGGCCTTTAAAAACGCCGCTCTCGCGGTCAGGAGAGGGGGAAGCGCCCGTGATTTTGGAACCGACGCCGGGCGAGCCGCTGCAGAATGTGCGGCGCCGTCGCAGCACGCGGGTCTGAAAGAGCGCACGCGAAAGTAGATTTCTTTTTTGACTTCAAGGTGGGAAGTGTGTCCGCTGGACCACCCGCCATAGGGGAAAGAGAGAATGCATCTCTCGCAGCTTTCGTGGCAGGACCTGCAGCGTCTGCGTGCAGCTGTGAGGCGAGTTCACATGCGGCATTACCCGCTGGACCATTGCGACACCGGGACCTGCGACCGGATCATCGAGTCGATCGTGCCGCAGACTGCCGAGCGTCTCCTGAAGCAGCTCGTCGACGGCGAGCTCGCTGACGGCAAACTGGCGAAGTGATATGGTCTGGCCGTCAAGAGCTTTCCAACAAGACAAGGAGCCTCCGATGGCCGAGCCCTACGCTACCCCCGTGCGTGATGCCGCTGCCGAGCAGCAGGCCGTTCCCAAGGATGCGCAGGACGCGCAGAGCCAGGCCTACATCGAGGAGGCCAACGACGAGGCCGAGGCGGCCAAGAAGAAGGCGGCCGACGCCAAGCTGCGCGCCGAGAAGTACGAGCGCGACAAGGCGCAGGCCCAGGAGAAGTCGAAGGAGGTCGAGGAGGACAAGCGTCCGCGTGACGCCTTCGGCAGCGTCATCGTCCAGCCCGGCGACGTCGTCTCGAGCACTGGCCCGCGCAACGTGCCGATGGAGACCACCGAGGACGACCGTCTGATCAGGCACAAGGCGATGGTGCGCGACCACCTGCGCAACGCCGATCCCGACATGACCGGGGGAACCGGGGAAGATCCGGCCGGCCAGCCCGAGCTCGATCCCTCGACCGGCCTGCCGGTCGGCCACGTGCCGGAAGGCCATCAGGATCAGGTCTTCGATCCGGTCGCCCGCAGGTAGCGATGCCGCGTCAGGCAGAACGGCTGGACGTTGCCGGCCGCATGGGCTGGCGCCTGCCCGACGGCAGTACCCTGTGGGACGACGGCGAGAAGGAAGTACCCACTTCGGGGCTCTCCGATGAGCAGAAGCGCAACCAGGCGCGCATCGACGCCGGCGAGGCCTGGGCGCCTAGCCATAATGGGGTAACCGATCGGGAGCTGGCCGAGCTCAGGACCTCGGTGACCCTGGCCGGCGACCCGGAAAAGGCCCTGGAGAAGCGAAAAGCGGCGGCAAAAGCCCGTTCCGGACAGAAACCGGGGCCAAATGACCCTGATTTGCCCCCCACGGACGTGGAGATTGCCGGAAACCTGCGGATCGAGGCCAAAAAGCTCCTGGAACGCGAGATCGACCGCCTCGAGGAGCTGAAATCCATGGCGATCGCCGGCCTGGTGATATTGTCGAGGCATAATGTGGCGGTGCCGGGGGGTAATCCACCGATGCGCCTGCACGATCAGGTCCTGCAGCTCCTGAAAGTGGCCGATTCGGGCTCGCCGCGGCAGATGCTGGAAGCGCTCGAGGAGGCCCGCGCCTGGGCCAGCCTGACCAGCGATCCGGGCAGCGGCCTGCCCAATCCGCCGGCCGGCCAGCCGATCATCGCGGTGATCCCGCCGCAGCAGGATGTCGGCAACGTGCCGCAGGCCAGCCGCGTCACCGGCCCCGGCGGCAAGCCGGAAACGTAATGCCTCGCGTCTCGCTGGCGGGGCGCAAGGCCAAGTCCAAGGTCAACCTGCGCGCCCTGCCCGAGCAGCCGGCGCCCTTCCTGCCGCCCGGCCCGATCGGCGCCGCCTTCATGGAGTGCGACGACTTCGTGCGCGGCATCAGGGGCCCGTTCGGCTCCGGCAAGTCGGTGCTGTGCGTGCACGAGATCCTGCGCCGCGCCCAGCAGCAGAAGCCGCACATCACCCGCGACCCGGCCGGCAATATCACCAGCGCCACGCGCTTCACGCGCTGGGCGATCGTCAGGAACACCTTTCCCGAGCTCAAGCTCACCACGGTCAAGACGTGGCTGCGCTGGGTGCCCGAAGCGCTGGGCACCTTCCTGTGGAGTGCCCCGTTCACCCATCACCTGCAGTATCCGATGCCCGACGGCACCTCGGTCGACTGCGAGGTCATCTTCCTGGCGCTCGACAGCCCGGAAGACGTGAAGAAACTTCTCTCTCTTGATCTCACGGGCGTCTGGATCAACGAGGCAAGGGAAGTCGCGAAGGAGATCGTCGACGCCTGCACCGGCCGTGTCGACCGCTTCCCCGATCCGGCGATGGGCGGCCCGAGCTGGACCGGCGTCATCATGGACACCAACGCGCCGGGCGAGGAGCACTGGTGGCCGATCATCGCCGGCGACGTCGACCCGCCCGAATGGATGGGCGACGAGGAGCGCCTGCTCTACGTCCGGCCGGCCGACTGGAGCTTCTTCTGCCAGCCGCCGGCCATGCTCGAGACCTACGAGGGCGACAAGCTCACGGGCTACAAGATCAACCCGGATCGCGAGAACCCGATCCTGGGCGAGCGCTACTACGTGCGGATGCTGAGCGGCAAGAGCCGCACGTGGATCAAGATCTACATCATGAACGAGTACGCCACCCTGCTGTCTGGCAAGGCGGTCTACGAGAAGGAATGGAACGACGAGCTGCACATCGCCAAGCTCCGGCTGTGGCCGATCGCCCAGCACCCCATCATCATCGGCATCGACTACGGCCGCACGCCGGCGGCCGCCTTCAAGCAGCTGGTCGGCCAGCAGATGCGCCTGATCCACGAGCTCGTGCTCTCGGGCGTCTCGACCCGCACCTTCGGCCTCGCCATCGTGCGCGAGATCGCCCGCTTGGGCTGGAAGGACTTCAAGTTCGACGTGTGGGGCGATCCCTCGGGCGACGACCTCAAGGAGACCAGCGACACCGCACCGAGCCAGATCCTGCGCAACTGCGGCGTCCCGGCCAAGGCGGCGCCGACCAACGATCCGCTGATCAGGATCGAGACCACGGCGGCGCTGATGAGCAAGATGACGCCCGACGGGCCGGCCTTCCTCGTCTCGCCGCATTGCAAGAACTTCATCAACGGCGTACGCGGCGGCTATCACTACAAGCCGATCGGCGGCTTGAGGACGGGGCAATATGACAGCAAGCCCAACAAGAACAGGTCGAGCCACATTCAGGACGCCGACCAGTACGCCAACGTGGGAGCCGGCGAATGGCGCCCCGTGATGACCACCATGGGCGCTGCAAAAGTTGTCACCGTGAAACGCGGCATTGGCCCGCTGGGCCGGCAGGAGCAGCGTTTCAACCGCAACAGCCGATGGAACCAGATCGGCTATCACCGCGGGACCACCTCACGCCTGGGATGAGGCTGAAGCCGTGGGCCCAGCCCTGGCAGGTCTGCTTCGTGCCGTGCTGGCAGCACTGGACGATGCGCCCCTTCAGGATGAAGCCGCCCTTCCAGCACGTCTTCATGCTGCGGCCCTACGAGAGCCTCGACGTTTCCAGGAGCCACTGGATCTACGTCGAATGGTCGTTCATGGGCGCCGTCGTCCGCCTGCTCGACACCACCCACGCCGCCCCGCTTCACGAACGCGTGATGGCGGAGGGCGCGATGATCTACTATCACGGCAGCCACCGCATGCCGTGGCCGCACATGGCCAACGGCCTGTGGCCGCTGACCTGTGTTACATTCTGTCGTCAGGTGCTGGGCCTGCCGTTCCGCTACCGCGTGTGGACGCCCAAGGCCCTGTGGAATGAACTGATCGAGCGCGGCGGCACGATCGTCGTCGCTCCAAGATAGGAAGGACAGCCATGTCCACCATGTTCGGCGGCGGCGCTCCTGGGGTTTCGGCCGAGGGCTACAAGCTGGGCTACGACGCGATCGGCAAGAACAAGGCCGAGGAGGATCGCCTGACCGCCAAGGCGCTCGAGATCGAGGACATGGCCGCTGCCGCCGGGGTCGACGCCAAGACCCTCGGCATGCTGCAGGAGAACAAGCGCCAGGCCACCATCGCCAATCCCAACCCGTTCATGACCACCGGCTATGGCGGGGTCGGCGGCTCGGCGCGCACGCTGGGCGCCTCCTACCTGCTGGGGACGTAAGATGGCGCGCACGCCCGAAAACACTGCTCCCCCGTCGACGCCGCAGCCGCCTTATCCTAAGCGCAGCCCGCGGCGCGACGAGGAAGCCCCCACCAAGGAGTTTCCCGACACCAAGGTGGTCCCCAAGAAAGCCAAGGACCCCGACAGCGACCGCGAAACCTACAGGACGTGGCAGAAGCTTTCCGAGGAGGCCAACCGCCGCAGGCAGCCGTGGATCCCGATGTGGCAGGCGATCTACGAGCTCGTGCTGCCGCAGCGCGAGAGCTTCTTCGACATCGCGCCCGGCCAGCCCACCACCGACCTGATCTACGACGAGACCGCCGTCGTCGGCTTGCCCCGGCTGGCGTCTCGCCTGACCTCGGGGTTCTTTCCCGAGGCGGGCGAGCTTTTCACCCTGGCGTTCGGCCGCGACGCGCCCGACCACCTGCAGGGCGTCGAGGGCCAGGCCAAGATCCAGCAGCTCACCCTGATGATCCACGAGGCGTGGCAGAACTCCAACCTGCCGACCGAGATCTCGGAAGGCATGATCGACTTCGCCGTCGGCACCATGAACCTCGCCCAGGAACCCGGCCTGTTCCCCGGCGAGGTCGTCTTCAAGTGCGTGCCGCCGACCAATATCGCCATCCTGCCGGGCGCCGGCGGCTCGGTGATGGGCTGGTTTCAGTGGCGCAAGAAGCAGCCGCTCGAGAGCGTCCACAAGGAGTTCGCCAGGAAGCCGGGGGCCAGGTTCCCCGACAGGTTCATGCAGGATCTCAAGACCGACCCGCGGCGCGAGCTCACCGTGCAGACCGCGACATGGGACACCAGCGACGTCGAGAACTACTCCTACAAGCAGGTCGCCGTGCTCGAGGAATACAATGCGGTGATCTACGAGAACGACCTGGAAGGGGAGGGCTCCTGCCCGTGGACCACCACCCGTTGGTCACGTGTGGGCCTGGACGTGTGGGGGAGGGGCTGCGTCATGCTGGTCATGCCGGCCATCAAGACCTGCAACCTCACCGTCCAGCTCATCCTCGAGAACGCCGAGCTGGCGCTCGGCGGGGTATGGACCTACGACGACGACGGCGTGTTCAACCCCGACAACATCGTGCTGGCGCCCGGCACCTTCATCCCGAAGTCCAAGGAAGGCAAGGTCGAGGCGCTGCAGTCAGCCGCCCAGTTCAACGTCGCCGACCTGGTGCTGGCCGACCAGCGCGTCAACATCAAGAAGGGCCTGTTCATCGACGAGATGGACACCCAGGGCAAGACGCCCAAGTCGGCCTTCGAGATCCAGCAGCGGCTGGCCGAGATCGCCCGCGACCTCTCGGCGCCGGGCGCCCGGCTGGTCCACGAATGCCTGATCCATCAGGTCAACCGCACCATCCACATCTTCGAGGAGCAGGGCCTCTTGGATTCGATGGGCCTGCGGGTCAACGGCAAGCACATCAAGATGACGGTGAAGTCACCCCTGCTACGCGGCCAGGACCAGGTCGAGCTCAACGAGCTGATGCAGTGGGGCGGCATGATGGATCAGCTGTTCGGCCCCAACACCGCGGCGATGACGCTCAACCGCACCACCACGATCCCCTACATTTCCAAGCGCAACGGCATCCCGATGACGCTGATCAGGAGCGACGACGAGATCAAGGCCGACCTCGAGAAGGCGCAGGCCGGCGCCATGGCTGCCCAGGCAACCGCCCCGGCCGGGCCGGAAGGCGCCGCCGCCATGCAGGAGCAGATCGGTCAGGCGGCCGGCGGATGAGCGACGTCCACTCAAGCGAGCGCCGCGGCCACAAGGCGGTCACCCGCTCGACCGGCAAGAAGGGCCTCGACGGCCGCGTCTACCCGGCCGACGTCGAGGACGAGATCAACATGCTGGCGGCCCGCGTGCTGGGCACCGCCGACGGCATCCGCCTCACCAACTATCTCAGGGGCATCACCATGAACGTCGCCTTCCTGGGCGACGTGGCGCCCAACGAGCTGATGCACATGGAAGGCCAGCGCTGGCTGGTCGGCCTCCTTCTTTCACGTGTCAGAGCAGGGAACAGACCCCAATGAGCGACATCGACCGCAAGCTCTCCCGCGACCCCCTCTACGTGCAGTACGCCAGCCTGCCGCTGGGCGACACCAAGCCGCTGGGCGGCGGCCCCGCCAGCTATCGCACCATCCCGCGCAGCCAGACCCCGATCGACGCCCGCTCGCTGGGCTATATCTGCCCGACCACCCAGATCGACATGCACATCGCCCGGCGCGAGGGTGACGACGGCGGCAAGCCGCCTTCCGAGCAGGAAACCAGGGAGCAGACGCCATGAACTGGGGCACAGGGAGGATTGCCTATGCGCCGGCAGATGCAGGAGGCAGCGGCGGCACAAGTGGCGCTGACACAGGTGCTGGAAGCGGCGGCACGGGCGCTCAGGCTGGCGACGGAAAGGGCGACGGCGGCAAGGCTGGACCTCCTGGAAGCGATGGCGGAACAGGCGATGGCGGAGGCCGAGGGGACGACGACGACGGCAAGCAGGCAAAAACCCAAGCGAACCCGGACAATCCGTTCAAGGTCCCCGACAAGTTCCTGACCAACGGCAAGCCCGACTACGCCAAGCTGGTCACCTCCTACTCGGACGCCGAGAAGGCGCTGATGCGCAAGGGCACCGAGGTCAAGGCCGAGGTCGAGCGCGAGTTCCACGAGAGCCGCGCCAAGGCCGCGCCGGCGACGCCGGGCGACTACCAGGTCATCGAGAAGTTCATCCTCGGCGACCGCGAGGTCACGGTGCTGAAGGACGACCCGATGATGGATTTCGTGCGCACCGTGGCGCACGCCAATCACTGGACCCAGCAGGAGTTCGACGACAACATCAAGGGCTACGTCGCCCAGCAGCTCGCCAGCCTGCCCAAGTGGACGGTCGAGGCCGAGAAGCTCGGGCCATTGGCCGACCAGCGCCACGCCAGGGTCGACGGCTTCCTGCGCGCCAACCTCTCCCAGGACAACTACGCCACCCTGGCGAGGCTGCCCGCCACCGCCGCCACCATCAAGGCGGTCGAGGAGCTGATGGAGCTGGCCGGCCATCCCAAGCTCAGCGACGACACCACGGCGATCCCCAGGGAAACGCTCAGCCGCGACGAGCTCAAGAAGATGCAGAGCGACCCGCGCTACACCGGGGAAAGGGGCAAGGAGATCGACGCCTCCTTCGTGGCTCGCGTCCGGGCGGGCTACCGGGCGCTGGCGAAGAACGGTCAAGGGCGCTAATAATCGGCCCTGGCCGCGGCCCCGGCCCAGCGAGCCCAGCCCTCACGGGAGCAACTGGGCCCCATCGCCCATCGGGATAAACCGTCTGCCCGCATCATTAATTCATGATCGGACGGAGATCCCATGGCAAACCCGACAATCGACGTCGCCTTCGTAGAGGAGTTCGAAGCCGGCGTGCACGAGGCCTACCAGCGCAAGGGCTCGATCTTCCGCGCCTGCGTGCGCAAGCGCTCGGGCGTCAAGAACAAGACCACCTTCCAGAAGTACGGCACCGGCACGGCGACACAGAAGGCGCGCAACGCCGTCATCCCGCCGATGAACAACGCCCACACCAAGGTCTCGGTCACGGTCGAGGACTGGTATGCCGGCGACTTCATCGACGAGCTCGACGAGCTGCGCGTCAACCACGACGAGATGCAGGCGTCGATGAACGCCGGCGCCTATGCGCTGGGCCGCAAGACCGACGAGCAGATCATCGCCGCGCTGGCGGCCGGTGCGTTGAACAACGTCGACGACATCACCAACGGCGCCAGCCTGGCGTGGGCCACCGCGGTCATGGTCAACATGGGCAACAACGACATTCCCGACGATGGCGATCGCTACGGCATCGTCGGCTGGGAGCAGTGGGGCAAGCTGCTGGCGATCCAGCAGTTCTCCAACAGCCAGTATGTCGGCGAGGACGACCTGCCGTTCCAGAGGGGCACCCAGGCCAAGCGCTGGATGTCGATCATGTGGATGCCGTGGTCGGGCTACGTGCGCGCCACCAACACCACCAACTACGTGTTCCACCGCTCGGCGGTCGGCCATGCCATCGGCCAGGACGTCAACAGCACCATCACCTACGAAGGCACCCGTGCCGCGTGGTGGGCGCTCAACAAGATGCAGATGAACGCCGTCGTGATCGACGGTCTCGGTGTGGTGCAGTCCTCCCTGAAGGTCGCCTAAAGCGTCTCCCCCCTAGGCCCTTCAACCGGCGGTGCTCTGTTCCTTCGGCACCGCCGGTCCCCAACTTCAAGAAAGAGAGAGAACTCATGGCACTCATCCGGACAGACATGAACCTCATCGGCTCGGGCGGCTATGGCCGCATCTGGAGCTACAACACCGTAGACACCCACGCCGCGGTGATCGCCGCCTCGTACTTCAACAGCATGGCGGCCCAGCTCAACATCGGCGACCGCATCCATCTCAAGGACGCCACCGGCATCTACGACCTCGCCGTGTCGACCAACAACGGCACCGCCGTCACGGTCGTCTCGAGCGCGGCCTACGCCTGAAGGAGAGCCACGATGGCACTGGATAAATCCAAGTTCAGCTGCGTCCTGCAGTGCAGCTACGGCGGCGAGGTCTGGATGTACGGCACCGCCGACGCCAAGGCGACGGTGATCGCCGCCAACTACTTCCTGCCGGTGCAGGCCCAGCTGCAGAACAACGATCGCATCCACTGCTGGACAGGGATCGGTGGCAGCGTCGACTACTGCGATCTTGCCGTCCTCGTGTCGACGCCGGCATCGGTCACAGTGGTCAGCCTTGCCAGCATGACCTGACCAGCAGCCGCCGGCGCCAGCCCATACCCCTGGCGCCGGCTACCTTGAGGCGGTCCACGCCGCCTTCTTTTTCTTCTCCCCAGTCAGAGCCTTCGGCTCCTGACTTCTAGGAGGGCCGATGAGCCAGATGCCACTGCCGCAGACGTCCGTCGAGGTGGCATCGGCAGCCATGGTGCTGCTCGGCATGCGGCCCATGACGTCGTTCCAGGAGGTCGGCCGCGACGAGGTCTATACCGTCTCGGCGCTCTACGAGCTGGCGGTCGGCGAGCTCGCCGAAGCCCATCCCTGGAAGTTCTGCCAGGGCCAGCAGATCCTCGAGAACGATCCGGTCCCGCCCTTGGACCGCTACGACACGGCGTGGCTCCTGCCGCGCTTCCCCAACGGCGTGCCCTACACGATCCACACCGTGCGGCTCTCCGACTGGCCGGTCGGCTACGAGATCATGGGCCAGCGCATCTACTGCGACGCCGGGCCGAGCGAGGCGCCGGTCGCCGAGTACACCTACCGGGTCGACGAGGCCTACTGGCCGCCTTCCTTCAAGATGTGCGTGGTGTTCCGCCTCGGCTCGATGCTGGCCAACGCCATCACCCGCAAGAAGGAGCAGATCGCCGCCATGGATTCGGCCTACGAGATCCAGCTCGGCCGCGCCCGCTTCCGCGATGCCAAGTCGGTGACGGTCAAGCGCATGGACCAGACGCGCTTCCTGCGCAACCGGCGCACCGTGACGAGCCGCTGATGCTGCGCACCCTGCAGACCAACTTCACCGCCGGCATCCTGTCGAGCGATTCCAGGGAACGCCTCGACCTGCAGATCTGGAAGAACGGCGTGCAGCAGGCCGAGAACGTCCGCATCCATCCGCAGGGCGGCGCCGACCGGCGGCCCGGCTTCGCCTTCGTCGACGGCGGCTACTTCGGCGCCGGCAACCTGTGGAGCACCAACAACTGGTATCAGATCGAGCCCTTCATCTACTCGTCCGAGGAGCAGTACGTCTTCGTGTTCTTCGGCGGCTACGTGAACATCTACCTGCGCGGCGCCCGCAGCGGCCTGCAGCGCCTGTCGACGCCGTGGGACACCGGCGTGATCCTGAACAACACGCTCTCCGTGGTGCAGAGCTTCGACACCATGCTGGTGTTCCACAAGGACTACCCGCCGCAGCGCATCGTGCGCGGCCCCAACGGCCTGTTCTCGATCAGCCCGATGCAGTGGTCGACCTTCAACGACGGCGAATCGACCAACCAGCGGCCGCCCTTCCACAAGTATGCCATGGGCCACGTCACCATGTGGACCGACGGGCCGGGCAACGGCCCCGGCGGCTACGTCAACGTCCATACCTCCGACCCGTTCTTCCAGGCCGGCCACACCGGCACGTGGCTGCTGTTCCGCCGCAAGTATTTCTACATCATCGCCTGCATCGACCCGACCTTCGCCTATGCCATCCAGACCTCGGCGCCGTTCGCCGGCGACAGCTGGACCGAGCACAGCATCGAATGGCAGGAGCAGGCCTTCAGCGACGTGCACGGCTGGCCGGGCTGCGGCGTGCGCCACGAGCAGCGCCTGTGGCTGGCCGGCGGCCGCGACCTGCCGAGCACGATCTTCGGCTCGACGACCTACGATCCCTTCAACTTCTTTCTCGGCAACGCCCAGGCCACGGACGCCATCAAGTACACCGCCGACGCCGACCGGGTCTCCGAGATCAAGCGCATGGTGAGCTACAACCACCTGCAGATCTACGCCGCCGACGGCGAGTTCTTCGCGCCGACGCCCGACTCGGGCGCGCTGACGCCGACCAACATGAGCGTCCGCCATTCGTCGTCCTACGGCATCGCCAACTCGCCGGCGATCCGCTTCGACCAGACCACGATCTTCATCAGCCGCGCCGCCGGCGCGATCCGCGAGTTCACCTACGACGGCATGCAGACCAGCTACTCGTCGGATGCGCTGACCTTCATGGCGTCCGACCTGATCCAGAGCGGCGCTCGCGGCCTCAGCGCCGCCATGGAGACCGACTTCGCCCAGGAGGCGCTCGGCCTGGTCACCCTGAACAACGGCCAGCTCGCCGTGCTCTCCAAGGTGCGCAAGGAGAATGTCGGGGCCTGGATGAAATGGTCGACCGACGGCATCATCCGCGGCGTCGGCGTGGTCAACCGCGAGATCTGGGCGATCATCGACCGCTGGCACGACGGGGTCGGCTGGCTGCGCGGCCTCGAGGTCATGGACAGCAACTTCCGCCTCGACTTCGCCAGGCGCTTCACCGTCTCGACGCCGGCCACCGTGTGGAACTTCCCGCACCTCGCCAACCGCGACGTCCATGTCCGCTCGGGCGACCTCTATTTCGGCGTGCTGCGCTGCGACGCCAACGGCAACGTCTTCCTGCCGACAGCCGTGCAGGACTGCGAGGCCGGGCTGGGCTTCGGCGTGATCGTGCAGCCGCTCGTGCAGGAAGTGCAGATGCCCGACGGCATCACCTGGGGCGAGCCCAAGCGCGTCTGCTCGACCACGATCAGCGTCAAGGACACGATCAACGCCCGCGTCGACAACTGCCGCATGCCGGCCGGCAACCTGCAGCACGACCCCGGCGTGGCGCCCGACCGCTACACCGGCAAGTTCAAGGCATGGCGGCTCGGCTGGGGCACCGAGGAAGCGCCGATGATCGTCAGCGACTACCCGCTGCCGTTCTACCTGCGGGCGATCAGCATGGAGGTCGAGGTATGAGCGTCCAGATCGCCCTGATGGCCGGCATGGTGGCGATGAGCGCCGCCTCGGCCGCCTCGCAGGCCAGCAAGGCCTCCGCTGCCGCCGGCGCCGGCAAGGACCAGGGCGTGCTGGGCGATCTCATCAAGAAATCGCAGGGCATGGCGGCCGCCGCCGGAACCGGCGTCGAGATCGCCGAGACCAAGCTGGCGACCGTCCAGCAGGAGATCGCCCGGCGCCGCCAGATCGCCCAGCTCTGGCAGTCCAACGCGATCGACGCGGTTGGCCGCGGCGCTGCCGCCAGCGGCAGTGATTCGGTGGCAGCGGCGCAGGCCTACAATGCCCGGCTGGGCGCCGAGGACATCGCCAACATCGAGTTCATGGGCTCGAGCCGCGTCAGCAAGCTCTCCTTCCGCAAGACCCAGCTCGAGCTCGGGGCCAGCATGACCGACCTCGATGCGATGAACATCAGCGCCAACGCCGAGCGCCGGGCCGATGACGCCAATACCGCCATGATGTTCCAGATCGGCGGCGCGGCGCTCAAGGGCGCGTCCAGCATGACGGCCTCGATGGGCGGCGGCGCCGGCGGCTTCGACATGGCGAAGGAAGCCAAGGTCACGGGCGGCGCCGGCGCCTTCGGTCTCGGCGGCTAGTCCATGGCCACCCAGTTCGACCAGACCCGCGTCACCGTCCAGCCGCAGGCGGCCGAGGCGCCGCAGAACCTGTCGGGCGTGTTCGACAAGCAGGCAGCGTTCCTGTCGAGCCTGTCGGAGCAGTATTACAGCGGCGCCCAGCAGCAGATCAGCCAGGCCTCGGCCAGCTTCGACCAGGCGCTGGCGGTCTACGGCAAGGAGGCCGAACGGCGCGCCGCCAATGATGCGCCGGCGACCATCAAGTATGACGGCGAAGGCAACGTCATCGCGCCCTCGACCTTCTACCCGCCTGGCATCTCGACCCGCGCCTACTCGGAGCGCTTCCGCGATGTTGCCGAAGCATCCTACCGGACCTCGGCCGAGGACGAGCTGGTCCGCCATTCCACCCTGATGAGGGAGAAGTTTGCCGGCGATCCTGACGCCTATGCCGCGGCCATGAACGCCAAGGCCCAGGCGATGCAGCAGAACCTCGCTCCCAGCATGGCGCCGTGGATCGACCTGCGGGCCCGCCAGATCCAGGCCCAGGGCGCCAGCGTACTGGCCGTTCAGCGCCAGTCCGACCAGAACAACCTGCAGGCCGGCCAGGCCGACGACAAGTATCAGGGCATCGTCCTTGATGCCAGCAAGCTGGCGGCCTTCCAGGGCTCGAACGCGCTGCAGACCAAGACGCAGGCGGAGATCAACGATCTCATCATCAACTCGGCGACGCTGGGCCAGCGCTGGAAGGACCAGGAAGTCCTCTACAAGGCGGCCGGCCGCAGCCCGGCCTTCATCGAGAAGCAGCGCAGCGAGCTCGCCCAGAACGTCGTCATCCGGGCACAGAGCGAGTTCATCAAAAGCAACTACGCCGACTACTACGGCGCCGACGGCCTGCCCAACCCCGGCAAGATCGCCGACATGCGCGAGCGCATCCGGCAGAGCGGCCAGGACTTCGCCACGCGCTTTCCCGGTCGTGAGAAGCAGTACACCGAGGCGCTCTACCAGGCGCTCGACTTCGCCACCGGCCAGGCCTCGGCCCGCGCTCAGCAGATCCAAGTCAACGACCGGCGCGCCAACCTGCCAATCCAGCGCGACATGGAGAAACGGCGCGCCGAAGCCGACCAGCTGACGCGCAGCGGCGACCTGATCGGTGCCGACGCCATCAGCGAAGGCCTGCGCCAGCAGGGCCGCACCATCCTGAACGACACCACGGTTTCCGACTCCAATGCCATGATCCGGGCGCAGGCGGCCTTCCAGGCCGGCGCCATCAGCCGGGCCACCATGCAGGAGGGCTACACCCAGCGCCTGGGAGCCCTGGTCGCCACCATCAACAGCAGCGAGCCCGGCATCGGGCCCGAGCACAAGGCGGCGGCACGGGCCGAGCTCGCCACCATCCGCGACGACCCCAGCCTGCGCAACAGCCTGACCCCCGGCCAGCGCGGCTACATCGAGAGCGGGCTCAATACCTACGACCGCGCCGAAATGTCCGGTAACTTCGCCGCCGCCAATCTCAAGGGCCAGAACGGCGAGCTCAACCCGACCCAGACCCGTGAGACCTTCCAGGGCTACATCGCCAAGGGCCAGATCCACAATGAGGCGGGCCGGATGATGACGCCGACCGAGGCCGCCGTCGTCGAGAAGCAGTGGAACGACGCCTACACCGCCAAGCAGTCCGAGGCCAAGCTGGCCGCCTCGGCCTACGACAACAACCTCAAGGGCGCGCCCTCGACGCCCGACCAGACGGCGGCGCTCGCCAAGCGCATGCCGTTCCACAATGTCGACGAGAAGCCCGACTTCAATCACAACAATCCGGCCGAGGTCGCCAAGTACGGCGACTACCTCAGCACCACCGGCATCACCCCGCCGATGGTCAAGGAGAGCATCGCGGCGATGCGGAAATCCAAGAACGACGTCGAGATGGCCGGCGCCGTCGCGGTCTACGACGCCACCGAGGCCTACGAGCGCCGCCAACTCGACCGCCAGCTCGGCCCGGCCGGCCCCAACCAGGTCGGCGAGCGCACCGACCTCGTCAAAGCCCGCGTGGCTGCCCGCCTCGGCGAGAACTCGGACTACCTGCTGAACGTCAAGGGCTGGGGCGCCGAGAAGGCCTTCAACGCCGGCTCGCAGGCCGCCTACTCGCCCAGCAAGTCGGGCTCGGCTGGCGGCCCTGCCGACCAGACGCAGAGCGCTCTCGACAAGGGGCTCGACGTCAACCTCGGCCGCATGGGCGACATCGCCAAGGGCTCGACCGGCCTCGCCCAGCTGATGGCGTGGAAGATGCCGGGCAGCTACTCGAAGGATCCGCTCGAGGCCAAGAAGGAACAAGCCACGGAGGCCCTGCTCGGGGTCACGCCGGGCTCGCCATTGCAGCCCAGCTCGGGCGGCCAGCTGGTGCGCGGCATCAACATCTTCCAGGGCCCCGACCAGCGCTTTACCGGCGAGGTCTCGGTCGACCCGGCCGTGCGCGCCTTCCTCAAGGAAGCCGGCACGATGAAGATGGCGACCAACGGCGCCGAGATCAAAGCGCACTACCGCGGCGGCGCCGAGGAATACGTCATGAGCGAGCAGCTCCAGATCGCCGCCCAGAACGGCCTGATCGAGCCGGTGGCGTCGGCCGACGGCAAGAGCGTCAACATCCAGTTCAAGACCGCCAACACCATGCTGTCGCAGAAGCTCGGCCGCACCACGCCGCTCAGCGAGGAGGCGGTGCAGGGCTTCACCAGCGAGTTCATCAAGCAGGAGGCCGAGCGCACCGGCGTCATCCTGCCCGAGTTCGACCAGAAGAACGCCTCGATGATCCCGGTGATGGACAGCAACCGGCAGATGAGCTGGCTGCTGAGCGTCATGGACAGGAACGGCGTGCCGCTGAAGCAGATGCGCATCGCCGAGAACGACCCGCGCATCAGCGCCGGCACGATGGCCGCCAAGCAGGCGATGATCACCACGATCTACGACATGAAGCCCGGCATGAGCCAGGCCGACGCTGTGAACGCCGAGGGCGCCATCAGCCGCTTCCTGGGCCGCACCGAGAACGCCCTGTTCGGGCAGGGCCGCATGGACGACATCCTGGCCGGCCGCTACGTCGACCTCGAGGGCCACCGGGTCGACGTGCCCTCCGGCGGTCCCTCGGGTGCCCGTCCGTCGATCGACGAGGCGATGCACGTCTACTCCCGCGAGTTCCAGGCCAACCTGCAGAAGCTGCAGAAGGAGATCGGTCCCAACGGCCCCGACGCGCTCGAGGTGCTGAAGCGCCGCCAGCAGCCGCTGACGCCGGGCACGCCTGACGTCAGTGGCGCAAGCTGGCTCGATGCCCTGATCCGTGACTTGGGCGGCGGCACCGACAAGCAGCGCCAAGGCAAGCAGCCGCCCACCCGCATCGGCACCGAGTCGCGCTGATGGCCGACGAACCGCCTCTGGTCCCGCTGGTCGTCCCGGCCTCGAGCATCCCCGACCCGACCAAGCCGGCGCCGCCGGCGCCCGATGCCATCCCGAGCCCGGTCGTCAGCCCGGTGCGCACCGAAACGCCGGCCGTGCTGACCGGAGGACCGACCGCGCTCAATGCGCCGGCCACCGGCAAATACGCCGAGAACTCGCCGCTCCTGCCGATGATCAACCAGTCGCTGCGCGACCTCGGCATCAAGATCGACCCCTACGTCGATCCCTCGAGCTCGCTGATCATGAACCGCCGGCCCGACGCGCTGGCCGAGCTGATCGCCCGCACCGGCAAGCCGGGCCCGCTGCCGCTCGATCAGGTGCCCGACATCTTCCGGCCGACCGACCTGCCGGGCGGCGGCGGTCCGCTCAAGCCGTCGCTCGGCCGCCTCGGCAACATCTTCCTCGACTACCTGTACAAAGAAACACCCATGGGTCTTGCCGCCCAGGCCATCGAAGCAGGGCTGAGCGATCCGCTACTACCCCGGCTGCGGCGCGAGGAGGAGGCTCGTGCGGCTGCCAATCGCACCTTCACGCCGCCAGAGGACATCGCCCAGATCGCCATGACCGTGTCGCAGGTCATGGGCGAACCCTTGCTGCCTGCGCTCGCCCGCGTCGGCCAGATCCGCGAGGGCATGAACTACGACTACGTGCCGGGCTACGACATCTTCAAGGATCGCAAGATCACCGACGCCGGCCTTAGCAGCCAGATGCACCTGTTCTACGGCTCAATGAGCCCTAACAGGACCGAGCAGATCATCCAGCGCGTGCAGGACAAGGCGCGCCAGGCCGACTATGTCGAGCGTACCGGCTCGGGCGGCGCGATCGCCGAGTTCGCCGCCGGCATCCTGGGCGACCCGCTGACCTTCCTCCCGGCAACGCTGCTGCTCAAGGGCCCGGCACTCGCCGCCAAGGCGCTCAGGGGCGGCCTGACCGGCGCCGAGATGAACCTGGTGTCGATCCCGCGCAGCGTGTTCGGCACGATGGGTGACGGCCTGGTCTATGCCGGCCTGACCGGCGCGCTCTCGGTCGCCGAGCGCTCGATCGAGAACGGCTACGACCCGACCAAGTCGATCGAGGAGGTGATCGACAGCCTCTACATGCCGATGGCGATCTCGGCCTCGATGGCCATGGTGATCTCGGGCTTCTCGCGGCGCACCGCCCGCAGCCTGGTGCAGCGCGCCCGCGACCCCGACTTCCTCAAGGGCACGCCGGCTTCGGGAGCGCGCTACGTGCCCGACGACCTGATGGGGCCGGTCATCCATCCGAGCGACGAGGCGGCGGCCGGGCTGGTCAGCCGCTACGACGATGCCGCGACGCAGGCCCGCCGCATGGAGCGCACCATGCCGGGCGACCGCTTCGGCGGACCTCGCGACCAGATGCCGTTCAACGGTGTGCCCGACCAGAACGGCAACCTGCCGCCGGGCGCCTTCGCCACCAACTATGCCGAGGTGCGTAAGGCCGAGTTTGCCGCCAAGCCGGAGAACGCACCCTATGTGAAAGGGCGCGTCGACCACGAGATCTCGCACGACGCCAGCGGCTCGCGGGAGCTTACGCTCAACGGCGTGTCGCGCTCGGCTGCCGAGTTCCCGGTCGGCCACATGCTCGAGACGCCCAAGGGCGACTTGTGGCGGGTCAACGACGTCGGTGGCGTCAAGCGCTTCGAGCTGTGGGACAAGGGCGGAGCCGAACAGGCGGCTGCCGAGGAAGCAGTGGTCAAGCCGAAGCAGCGGCTGGTCGACATGACCTTCAAGCCGGGCGAGCTGCCGCGAGCCGAGCTGGAGACGACCTCCGAACACGTGGCCGCAAGACCTGGCCTCATCGAGGTCAAGCCACGCGACATGCACCCCGACACGGGCGTGCAGGGCGGCCAGCAGGCCTATGTCGTCATGCCGGACGGCAGGATCTTCGAGATCAGCAAGGAGTTCGTCGAGCAGCACGGCCTGGTCGGCGACGAGGGAGCCTATGCAGCGCATGCCGCCTTCTTCTCCGAGTTCGGTGAACTGCGGAACCACATCGTCCGCGTCACCCGCTACGGCCAGGAGATCGCCGCCGACAGTCCTGCCGAAGGCCTGACGGCCAAGCAGACCACGACGCTGAAGCGGATCGAGAACACCTGGAAACGCGAAGGCCTGCCCGATCATTTCACGACGACAAAGCCGGAGCCGCCCGAAGGCACCGGCCCGACCACCGAGCGCACCGGCGTCGGCCTGCCGCCCGCCCAGCCTGCTGCCATGCCACCGGCGCTGCCGGCCGACACCAAGTTCGGTCGTGAGCCGGTTGGCTACAATTCCGCAGGAGAAGCCATCTACCAGCGCAAGGATGGCAGCCGTACGATCATGCTGGAAGGCAACCGGCCGATCGAGGAACCGATCAACGACATCGGCCAGGAGCGCGGCCAGGCGTTTGGCGGGTCCGAGCGCGGCGAGCGCTTCAGGCTGGCCAGCGAAGCGGCGCCGGGCGAGGGCAGCGTCGGTGCCGCGCTCAGCCCGCAGTCGCTGGTCTACCAGCGCGAGGTGCTGCTGGCGCAGGGCCGCATGGCGCCGACCGGCATCGGCATGGAGCGCTGGCCGCTCTCGCCGGTCCACCGCATCTTCCTCGGCGAATCGGTCGAGGCCATGCGCGCTGCCGGCGACCTCGTCTCGACCGGCGGCTCGATCACGGTCGGCAACACCCAGCGCATCGGCAGCGCGGTGCCGATCGAGACCCTGATCCAGTCCAACTGGGAGCACATGACGCTCACCGCCGTGCGCGGCATGAAGGACGACTGGGCCGAGGCGCGCCACGCCAACGCCGCCGCCTCGATGCAGACCCAGCCAACCTCCGTCGACTTCTCGGGCCGCTCCGACATCCGCCGCCTCGGCGCCGAGCTGGGCGACGCCATCAAGCGCAAGTTCGTGCGCGGCGAGCCCGGTCTCAGCTACAACGACTACCTGGCGCGGGTCACCGACGGCCTGCGCAACGGCGATGCCGACCGCGTGGCCGACGGCAACACGCCCTACATCAACCGCTCGATCGCCCGCCATCGCGAGGTCTACGAGACCACCAAGCAGCGCATGCTCGACGCCGGCGTGTTCGACGAGGCCTACGACGCCGCCAAGTTCGACGCCTACGCCGAGGTCCGGGTGGTCAAGAAGGAGGCCGACGAGATCAAGGCCCGCGCCAACATCGAGCGCTGGCCGCCGGCCCGCGAGCGTGCCGCCGAGGAAGCCCTGATGGCGCGCATGGAGGATGCCGAGTTCAAGGCCAAGCAGGCCGAGGACCAGCTCGAGAAGCTGCGCCAGCACGGCCCGCAGCTCAACGGCACGGCACCCTCCTATGCGCCGCGCCTGTGGGATGCCGGCACGCTCAAGGCCAAGGAGGAGCACTTCATCGCCGACATCGCGGTGCCCTGGCTGATGACCGAGGGCGGCATCGTCGACACCATGGAAGCCACGCGCATCGCCAAGGAGATGCACACCATTCTGAGTAAGCAGAACCCGGTGTTCGAGCGCGCCGACGTCAAGAACCTGTTCCATTCGGTGGCGGCGCCGGGCTCCGCCATGGCGCGCACCTTCACCATTCCCGACGAGCTGGTGAAGGAGTTCCTGATCGACGACGCCGAGCTCCTGCTGCGCTACCACGTCAAGCAGAACGCCGTCGCCGTCGAGATGAAGCGGCGCTTCGGCAGCATGGACATGGCCGAGCAGGTCGCCGCCATCGAGCAGGAGTATCGCGGCCAGATCATCGCCGCCAACGCCGGCTCCGACGTGCCGACCGAGGAGGCGATCCGCCTGACCAAGCTGATGAAGTCCGACATCGCCGACATCCAGGCGCTGCGCGACAAGCTCTACGGCACCTACGGCGCCGCCGCCGACCCGCACGCCTGGGACTCGCGGCTGATCCGCATGGCCAAGCAGTTCGCCAACATCACCCTGCTCGGCGCCTCGGGGGTGTCCTCGCTCGGCGACTTCGTGCGTCCGCTGATGACCGAGGGCCTCGAGGCGATGTACGGCTACGGCCTGCGCTCGCTGATGGGCGACATGCGCGGCACCATCCTGAAGCTCGGCAAGGAGGACATGCAGCTGGCTGGCGTCGGCTCCGACCTGATGAACAACGTGCGCGCCCTGCAGGCCGCCGATACCGGCGACGTGTTCGGCAGCCGCGGCCGCCTCGAGCACGGCCTCAACACCGCCAACCAGTGGATGTTCGTCGCCAACGGCCTCAACCAGATCACCGAATGGTCGAAGAACTGGGCCAACATCATCATCCAGGGCAAGATGAACAAGGCGATCATGCAGTGGGGCACGGCCGGGGCCGAGGAACTGCCCGAGGTGCCCAAGGGCCAGGTCCGCGTCTGGTACGGCGGCAAAGCCGATCCCAACGATCCGAACGTGACGCATGTTCCGGTGCACGGCGACTTCGAGGTCCAGGCGCGCACCCATGGCGAAGCCAACCTGTGGTACGCCGACGTGCCCGAGGACAGCCCGTGGCTCACCCGTCAGGTCACCCGCGACGTGCAGGACAGCACGGCGCCGGCCGGCACCGGCTTCACCCTGGTCGGCGCGCCGGGTGAGGGCAAGATCTCGGCCTTCATGGCGACCCGGCTCGCCAGTCTCGGCATCGACGAGACCATGGCGCGCCGCATCGCCCTGCAGCTCAAGGTCCATGGCAGGGACTTCGACGACCTCAAGCTCGCCAACATCGGCAAGTGGGAGAATGACGACCTGGCGCTCGAGACCTACAAGGCGGCGCTCAACCAGTCGGTCAACCGCACCGTGGTGACGCCCGGCGTCGGCGACCGGCCCAATATCCTGTCGACCGAGCTGGGCAGCCTGATCGGCCAGTACAAGTCGTGGGCAATCGCCAACATGACGCGCTCGCTGCAAAGCGGCCTGCAGGAGGGCGGCAGCCAGTTCTGGTACGGCGCCGCCGCCGCGGTCGGCTTCGCCGTCATCGTGAACGAGCTCAAGAGCCGCCTGATGTACGACCGCTCGACGTTCGACCGGCCGGCCACCGCGGTGATCGCCGACGCTGTTGATCGCTCCTCGATCCTGGGCTGGTTTACCGACGCCAACCGGGCGGTCGAGACGCTGACCGGCAATCGCCTGGGCGTGAAGGCGCTGACCGGCGCTCCAGCCACCGCGATCGACCCGGCCCGCGCCGTCGGCACCGTCGCCGGCCCGGCCGCCGGCCAGGCCTTCCGCGCCGGCTCGGTGATGAACGACTTCATCGCCGGCCATCCCACGGCCAAGACCTTCAGCAACCTGCGCACGGTCCTGCCGGGCAGCACGCTGCCCTACCTCGACCCGTTCTATGATCACCTGATCAGCGACGGCAATTTCCGGCGCGGCATGCAGCGCAGCGCGGAGAAACAGGGGAGACCCGCGCCATGACCCAGCCCACCGTCCCGGCCAATGACGGCCGCGTCAGCACCCACGTCGCCACGCCGGCCGCCCAGGGCCCGTTCCAGATCGACTTCCCGTTCATGAACCTGGGCGAGGTCGCGGTCGAGACACTGGCCGACGGCGCCACGATCTCGGTGCTGCTGACCTACGGCAGCCAGTACACCGTCTCGGCAACGGTGCAGGAGGACGGCAGCTACATCAACGGCACGGTGATGCTGGTCACGCCAGTCAGCAACACCACGGTGACGCGCTACCGCAACACCCAGATCACCCGGCTCAGCAACTATCCGCTGACCGGCTACTTCGACCGGCTCTCGCTCAATGCCGAGCTCAACCGCTATGTCATGTGCCTGCAGGATTTCAATCGCCGCCTGGTCGATCTCGGCGGCACGGTCGGCGGTGGCGGCGGCCTGCCCGGCGACTACCCGCTGGTCACGCGTATCCTGCAGACTCCGACCGGCGAGACCCCGGTGATCGTCACCGCCGCGCTGGCCGGAACACGAGCCTCGAAGGTACTGGCGTGGGATGCTGCAGGCAATCTGATCAACTCGAGCGTCACGCTGGCCCAGGTCGAGGCCGTGGCCAGCGCCGGCGTGCCCAACCTGACGCCCTACGCGCCGATCGCCGACCCGGTCTTCACCGGCAATCCGCAGGCCCCGACGCCGGCCGGCAGCGACAACGACGAGAGCATCGCCACGACGCGCTTCGTGCGAACCTTCGCCGGCCTCGGACCACAGGGCGCCGCCGGTGGCGACCTGACCGGCTCCTATCCCAACCCGCAGCTCGCCACGGTGACGACCGGCGCGACGGTCGGCGGCACCGCCAAGTATGTGAGCCTGACGGTCGACGGCAAAGGCCGCATCACCGCCAAGTCGGACGGCACCATTACGCCGACTTCGATCGGTGCCGCACCGCTCGACAGTCCGGCCTTCACCGGCACGCCCACGGCGCCCAACCCGCTGGCGCCGCACAGCAACGACACGACCGTGGCGACCACCAAGTTCGTGACCGACAGCGTCTCGGCGGCAAGCGGCGGCAGCGTGCCGATCGGGCCGCCAGGCGCCGGCAGCGATCTCGATCCGGCGACCAACTATCCGAGCCCGCTAATCAAGCCCAATGTCAGCCTGCGCGGCCTGCCGGTGCTGGCCAATGTGGTGGCGCTGGGCGATAACTCGCAGGCGATCGCCAGCACGGCCTTCGTGCGCGGCCAGTCCTATCAGACGATCGCCGGCATGCCGACCAGCCTGCCGCCGTCGGGCGCCGCGGCCGGCGTGCTGTCGGGGACCTATCCCAACCCCGGCTTTGCCCGCTCGGTGTTCCAGCTGTGGGACGAGGTCGTGCTGGCAGCGCCGGCCAACACCATGACCGTCACCGTTCCGGCCGGCGCCAAGGCCATCGAGCTGCGGTTCTGGACGAGCAACACCGGCAACGCCAACGACGCCAGCGGGATGATCCTGAACGAGGTCCAGGCCGGCGGCCCGAACACCAGCCTCAATCACAACCTGCAGAATATCTATGGCGTTGGCGCAACGGTCGGTGCCTTCGCGAGCAGCTCTCAGAATGGATGGGCTTTCGGTGGCACGCAGGCCAGTTACGCGGGTGTCATCAAGCCTAACCTGATGGCTGCCGGCACCTACCTCAACTGCGACTACTATGCCACCAACGCCGCAGGAGCCATAACGAAGCTTC